ATCCTCCCCGATTGTTATAGCCACTGTCCAGAGTAGACAGAGTATGATGGCTAGTATTGCGAACACGAATACTGCACCTGAGTACAGTTGGTAATCTGTAACCTCGTTCATGCTGTTTCTCCTAACCGTGGTGGGGTTACTTTTGTTGAGGTGTCTGCTTGCACCCAATGACCCAAGCCTTTGCCGTCTATTACGAAGTCGCAGAGAGCTTCATGGTCTTCTGAGGAGTGGCACATGCTGGCCTCTGCAAGGTCGAGCGACATCCTTGCTTCCAACCTGATCCAGTCCTCGTCGTTCTTGGGAAAGTCGCGTCCGTAATAGTTACAGATGTTCTGTATTTGTTTACGGCTATAGCCATACCGGGCAATGAACCCTTCCCATTCGTCCTTGGAGTAGCCCATGTGGCTAGTCTTATACGCTGACTCCCAACGGGCTATCATGACGTACATTACTACGAGGGCTACCAGGACTATGACTGCTGGTAGTGGGAGTGACTGTAAAAATTCCATGATGGTCTCCTAAAGGTAAGGGTCGCAACGCTCTTCAGCCCAAGCGTCTTCGATGCCGACCATGTCGTCGTAGAGGGTCTGGAAGAGGGTGTCGTCCTCTACGATATCGTCGATGGTCTTGCCGTCTACGATAGCCCTGGTGGTTGAACGCAGGATGGACTCTATGACCAGGACAGTGCCGATACGTTTGGTTGCACTGTCAATTAGGCCAAGCTGGTCGTCATTGAGGGTATCGAAGGCGTAGAACATGTTGACTCCTTGGTGAAGAGGACGGTTACTAAAACTATGATTAGAGGGTCTCTCTATTCTTAACGAGTTGTAATGGATTGTAATCGTCAAGTGTTTATGAGAGCGGAAGGAGTCGAACCTTCTAGCAGAGGAGGTTAGGATGAACCTCGACGTTACGAGGTGGCCTCTGCTACGCCATGCGCTCTACCTGTTACGATCTAGAATGGCAGATCGTTATCTACTACAGGGTTACTCCGTGCATCGCGTGCAAGCTTGTCAGATGCTTCGAAGTCAACCTTCTCGGCCTGTTCGAGGTAGCTGAACATCTCGCCACGCTGAAGCTGTATACCCTCGGTGACCATGTAGGTGATGGCTTCGATCCACATGGCTTGCTTCACGGCGGGCATGACACCAGATCGACGGCACGCAATCGTCAACTGAGAAGCCTGACTATCGTGGCCGAGTGGCACCTCGGCGTCAGGGTTATTCAGGACGTGAGCTTCTTTCCCGACCTTGATTACTGGCTCCGTGGCCGTGAGGTAGGGTCGCTCTTCAGCTAACCGTGCTCGCTTTAGGAGGTACTGCTTGTCATAGATGCTCTCCATGTGTTGATGGAGTCCAAGGAGGTCCAGACCGTTCTTAACTGCGAACTGTACGGACTGCTGAACGAAGTCGATTTTAGTAATCGGGTTACTCATAACAAAGCTCCAACGAAGAAGAATAATTAACCATGCATTCAGACCTCTAAATTCTCTTGATTTGAGTCAAGGCGGTAGTTTGCCTTTACTCAAAACCTAGAGATTTAGTGGAAGCTTGGGATCGGACAGAGATAAGGACTCGGAGTAGTTGCTGTTAAGATAGGGGGGCCTGTTGCAAGAGTTGTCGAGTTGTCCCGGTTACGAGTTGTTTGGGTGGGGAGTGACCCCGACCCCCCCTGCTGGAGGTTGCGGGTTTTCGGTTGTATAAAACACTGTTTTGGATATCCGATGAGCAAATTTTGTACTTTCTGTTACCGACCACCCATTTACGATGGCACCATATTATCTAACTTAATAATCTATTTTTCTTTTCAAGTTAGATAATACATCTAGATAATCTAGACTAGATATCTAAGTCTAGATTACTTATATAGATAATATGGATCAGAAACTTCTCTACGTTTTGGCCGACGCTGTTGATGCCTACAAGGCCGCTGGAATGCGTGGGAGAAATTATGTCATCCTGGGATACAAGGCTGACAGGCTTCTCAGGGATTACCCAAAACATTATGCTCGTCACAGCAACGGCAAAGTGAAATTTGTAGGAAAAACTGCCGATGATATTTTGGAAGAGTACCTTTCTGAGTTAGGTTATGATCCTGGAAGCAAAAGGTGGCATCAGTTAGTTAGTAGTGTAATCGATATATGCAGAGAGGGTAATTAGTGGACATATCCACGATACAGCAGAATCTGAATTCTTTCGCGGAAGCTGATAAAAAAGAAATACTTGAGATCATCAATAGACTTTCTACTGCGAAGACAAGAGTTGCATCACAGCAGGATTTCCTGACTTTCGTTAGGGAGGTGTGGCCTGCATTTATCGAAGGCTCGCATCACAAAACCATGTCGGACGCATTTAATCGTATTGCGGAAGGGAGTCTCAAGAGGCTGATCGTAAATATGCCCCCCAGGCATACCAAGTCGGAATTCGCGTCACATTTGTTTCCCGCCTGGTATCTGGGAAAGTTTCCTGATCGCAAGGTTATTCAGACTGCTCACACGGCAGAGCTTGCAGTGGGATTCGGTCGTAAGGTTCGTAACCTTGTTGGTTCCGCCGACTACGACAAGATATTTCCGGGCGTTGCCTTGAGTGCGGACTCGAAAGCTGCGGGACGTTGGAACACGAACAAGGACGGAGAATACTTTGCTATCGGTGTTGGCGGTGCAGTTACTGGTAAGGGTGCGGATATTTTGATCGTGGATGATCCCCATTCAGAGCAGGAAGCTGCTCTTAATGATCCATCCGTATATGATCGTACATATGAATGGTACACATCCGGCCCTCGTCAGAGATTGCAGCCCGGTGGGGCGATATGTCTGGTGATGACCAGATGGTCCAAGAAGGATCTGACCGGAAGTATCATCAAGGCATCAGTCGAAAGAGGTGGTGCGGATGAGTGGGAGGTAATTGAGTTTCCTGCCATCCTTCCCAGCGGAAAACCTTTGTGGCCTGGGTTCTGGCCGATAGATCAGCTCGAAGCCCTGAAGGCGGAACTTCCTGTCGGCAAGTGGACTGCCCAGTATCAGCAAGATCCGACCTCCGAAGAAGGCGCGATCATCAAACGGGAGTGGTGGAAGGAGTGGGAAGAGAAAGATCCGCCCAAGTGTGAATTTGTCATACAGTCCTGGGATACTGCGTTTCTTGCAAAGGAAACCGCAGACTACAGTGCGTGTACGACATGGGGTGTATTTACAGATGAAAACAAAATAACGAACATTATTTTGCTGGATGCGCTCGAAGAACGTCTTGAGTTTCCAGATCTGAAAACCCGTGCCTATGAGATGTACAAAGAATACAAGCCCGATGCCTTTATCGTGGAGGCGAAGGCGGCGGGTACGCCGTTGATCTTTGAATTGCGGCGTATGGGAATTCCGGTAGGCGAGTATGTTCCCAGCAGGGGGAAGGATAAGATAGCCAGGGTAAACGCCGTTTCCGATTTATTTTCTTCCGGTCATGTTTGGGCACCCAAAAAAAGATGGGCGGAAAAGGTGATTGAGGAGTTTGCTGCATTTCCTACTGGAGATCACGACGATCTGGTGGACTCTTCCACGCAGGCACTTTTGCGTTTTAGGCAGGGTGGTTTTATTTCTATAGAGAGCGACGAACCCATGGGTGATCTGCTTCCGACGCGTAAGGCCGACTACTACTGATTGTTGACCCTGGGGTTATAGTATTTCATTGTGTGTACTTCATATTATGAGAAGGATGATCCGTGGCAGTAGATAAATCACTAGATCCTTTTTTCGGCGGAGATGATTTTGATATGAGTCCAGAAGGACTCATGCTTGTAGAAGAGGAGATGGCCTCACCGGAGTCTCTGGTAACCGAATTGGATGATGGCGGCGTCGAAATTGATTTCGATCCGATGGCACCGGAAGGTGATGTCGGTGAGAGATTCGAGTCAAACCTTGCCGAATATATAGAAGATGACGAACTGCGTTCTATTGCCATAGATCTTATTTCCAAGTTTGATGCAGATAGAAGTAGCAGGTCCGATTGGGAACAGACGTATGAGCAGGGCCTTGATCAGCTTGGTTTGGAGATAGAAGATCGCACGACACCTTGGGCCGGAGCGTGTGGCGTGTTTCATCCCATGCTGTCCGAGGCGGTAGTGAGATTCCAGAGTCAGACGATTCAGGAGATCATGCCAGCCCAGGGTCCGGTCAAATGTCATGTTTGGGGCACCTTCAGTCCTGAAAGGGATAAGCAGTCGAAACGGGTTCAGCAATATCTGAACTATCAGCTTCTTGAAGTTATGACTGAATACAGGTCTGAAACGGAGAAGCTTCTTTTTAGTTTGCCGCTGGCTGGTTCTGCATTTCGTAAAATCTATTTTGATCCATCCCTGGGCAGACCTACTTCGATGTTCGTTCCGGCGGAGGATTTTGTCGTTTCGTACAATGAGGCCGATCTGGCGCAGGCGGAGCGGTACACTCATGTAATGAATAGGAGCACCAATCAAATCAGGAAGCTTCAGGTAAGCGGGTTCTACCGTGATGTCGAACTAACGCCCTCCCATATCGAAGAAGACATAGTAACAGATAAATATTTAGATATCGGAGGCGTGAAGCCGTCCTGGGATAAGGACGAGCGGCATCAGCTTCTCGAAATGCACGCTGATCTGGATCTACCTGGATTTGAGGACGGCGACGGTGTTGCCCTCCCGTATGTCATTACGATAGAGAAGGGAAATAGCACTGTATTGTCGATTTACAGGAACTGGACCGAAGACGATCCACATCGAATAAAGAAACAACACTTCGTACATTACGGATACGTTCCTGGAATCGGATTTTACAATCTTGGTCTGATCCATATGATTGGCGGACTTGCGAAGTCAGCGACGAGCCTACTGCGTCAACTTGTTGATGCGGGCACCTTGTCGAATCTGCCTGGAGGGTTGAAGACTCGTGGGCTGAGAATCAAGGGCGATGATACGCCGATTATGCCAGGAGAATTCAGGGACGTTGATGTGCCGGGAGGGGCGATTCGTGACAACATCACCTTCCTTCCTTATAAGGAACCTTCTTCGGTCCTTTATCAGTTGCTGGGTAACATCGTGGAAGAAGGACGCAGATTTGCGTCCATGGCCGATATGAAAATAGCGGACATGAATCAAGAGGCTCCGGTTGGAACCACTCTTGCAATCATGGAACGGGCCATGAAGGTCCAGTCTGCGATTCAGGCGAGAATTCATGCAAGCCTGAAGCAAGAATATAAAATTTTATCTGAAATTATTCGTGACTACACAGATCCAGAATATCCATATGAGACTGACGAGGGAGAGGGTATAAAAGTTGAAGATTTTGATGATCGTATTGATGTTGTGCCTGTTTCGGACCCCAATGCGTCCAGCATGGCACAACGGATCATGCAATACCAAGCCGCCCTGCAACTAGCAGCTCAGGCACCAAATCTTTATGACATGCCTCTTCTGCACAGGCAGATGATGGATCTCATCGGTATTCCCAACGCCGATAAGGTTGTTCCCGATACGGACGAGGTACCTCCGAAAGATCCTGTCAGCGAAAATCAGGATATACTTACGATGTCACCTGTTAAGGCATATGAATACCAGGATCACGATGCTCACATGCGTGTCCACATGGTATTGAAAAGTGATCCGCAGATGGCGCAGGAAGTTCAGAATAGTCCTGCTGGCGGTGCGGTTATGGGTGCACTTGATGCACATGTCAGGGAGCATCTGGCCTTCATCTTCCGTAGACAGATAGAGGAAGAGTTGGGTGTTCCGTTGCCTCCGGTCGATCAGCCGCTACCCGAAGATGTCGAGAAGAGGCTCAGTACCCTGGTTGCCGAAGCCGCAGATCAGCTCACTGGTAAGAAACAGCAACAGCAACAGGCACAGCAACAGGCACAGCAGCAGCAAGATCCGATTATCCAGCAGCGGGAACGCGAGCTTGGAATTCGGGAGTCCGAAGTTCAGCGGAAGCAGCAAGCCGATACAGCCAAGCAGCAGATTGAACAGCAGAAGCTGGCAGCGGACCAACAGCAGGATGCGGCGGAACTTGAGTTGGAACGTGAGAAACTTGCCCTGGATGAGACGGAACTGATGATTAAAACTCAGATAGACCGCGAACAGTTCGAGGCATTGCAGGAAGCGGAGGGCTATAAGCACGAGGTGGACCAGAAGGAACGTAAAGCCGACCGTGAAGACAAAAGAGGTAAGGAATTCTTAGAACAACAGGAACGTGAGGCTGATCGTGAGGCAGATGGATATAAGACAGCCTTGGATTTAGAGCAAAGAGAAAGGGACAGGAAGTCTAAGGGTGAGTGAAGGCGTCTTACCCCTCCTTCGTAAGAAGTTCAGGGAGCAGATGAATGAGCTTGCTGATCATCTGGCGTTAGGTTCTGCTAAAGACATAGAAGAATACCGCAAAGTGTGCGGCATGATAGAAGGTCTTGCTTGGGCCGAGCGTGAGGTTATTGATATGCAGGAAAGACTTAGAGATGGCTAAAAAGAAAAATTAACACACTCAATTAGAGTGCAACTTAACGAGAGGTCTTAATGGCTACGCTCGCACAAGAAGTAGAAAAACAGTTAACGGAATCAGATGTTTCCGCAGAAGAAGAGTCTCCGCGCCTTGCTAGTCAGTTACCGGAGCCAAAGGGATACAAAATCCTTATTGCACTACCCGAAATTGATGAAACCACGGAAGGTGGAATCGTAAAATCGGCGCAGACCCAGCATGAAGAGTCGATTGCCACTGTTGTGGGCTGGGTGGTGTCTATGGGGTCTGATTGCTATTCCGAGTTTATCCGATTTCCCAGTGGGCCATATTGTCAGGTGGGTGATTTTGTTGTTTTTCGAGCCTTCAGTGGTACTAGACTGAAAATTCGTGGTAAAGAGTTCCGTTTAATCAATGATGACACTGTAGAGGCGGTCGTGGAAGACCCCAGAGGCGTGGAAAGGGCCTAAAATGAGTGAAGAAACCGGAAGAATGACCGAAGAAGACAAGTTTTTAGGTGTCAGAACCACCATTGAGCCTCCTGCGGAGGCGGAAACCAGCTCTGAAGTAGGTGAAATTGAGGTTAGTGTTGTTGACGACCGACCAGATGAGGACCGGAAGGGGTCCGGGGTCGCGGAAGACGACCCTGAGCTTAAACAATATGGCCAAAAGGTCCAAAAACGCATAAAAAAGCTGAAATACGACTACCATGAGGAGCGAAGGGCCAAGGAAGAGTCGAATAGGCTTGCAAATGAGGCTGTTAACTACACTCAATCGCTTCAAACTGAAAATCAGAGGCTAATTAGGCTTGTTCAGGACTCCCAGACCGCTTTAACGGAGCAAACCAAGCATAGAGCAAGTGCATCTATGTCTATTGCCGAAGAAAACTTCAAAAAGGCCCATGAATCCGGTGATTCGGAGAGAATTGCCAATGCACAGAAGGATTTAACCAACGCACAGCTTGCCCAGGCGTATGCACCCTCTGTTTCGCAGAAGATTATAGATAATTGGAAGCGTGATGTGCTTGCAGAAGATCAAGCGTTGGCTGCACAACAACAACATGCTCCCCCACCTCCTCCTGAGCCGGACGCCAAGGCTATAGAGTGGCAAAAAGACAATCCGTGGTTCGGTACCGATAAAGAAATGACGAGTCTTGCCTATGGTGTACATGAGAGACTTGTTAGAGAAGAGGGTGTTGACCCAGACACGGACGAATACTATCAATTGATTGATCAACGTATGAAAGAGATCTTTCCTACGCACTTCAGTGGAGATAGCGGCAGGCTCGTTGTCGAAACTGCCCGCCGCAAGGTGAATCCGGTTGTAGCACCTGCATCAAGAAATAATGGTGCGATTCCGCGCAAGGTTACACTAACTCAGACCCAGGTACGACTCGCGAAACGCCTGGGACTTACACCGCAACAATATGCGGTACAGCTAATGAAGGAGATGTCCTGATGGCTGAAAAACGCGCACCACGGAAACCCAGAGCGGTCGAGACCCGTAAAGACGAGACTCGTGACCAGCCCTGGGAACCTGCGTCCATACTTCCTGATCCCATTCCGCAAGAAGGGTGGGTGTTTCGATGGATACGAACATCTATGATCGGTAATGCCGATAATACAAATGTTTCCAAGAAGTTTCGTGAAGGTTGGGAACCAGTTCGTGCCGAAGATCATCCAGAACTTCAAATTACGAGCGATCATAAGTCAGAATGGGGTGCGAAGGGCAATATTGAAGTCGGTGGGCTTTTACTCTGCAAATCGCCAGAAGAAATGGTTGATAAAAGACGGGAGTATTATCACCGTCATGCTAATGCACAGATGCAAGCCGTCGATAATAACTATATGCGTGAGAACGATCCTCGGATGCCTGTTCTCCCGCCAGACCGTAAAACTCGTGTGGCATTTGGGGGCGGAAGCCGCTAATGCCCAAACTTAGGAACTAATTACCATGGCTGCTTCAGCGAAACCATACGGTGCAAGACCGATTGGCTCGTTGAGTGCTTCCGGCTCATATACGGGCAAAGTGAGGCACTTGCCGATTGCCAGTACATACGGTACTGCGCTTTTCAATGGTGATTTCGTTACGGTTCATACAGATGGTACTATTGTTAAAGATACTGGTACTGCTGCATTGAACTCTGTCGGAATCTTCGTGGGTTGCTCCTACACTCCAAGTACAACAAGTCAGAAGACGTTTAATACGCAGTGGCCTGCGTCTACAACGGCAACTGATGCGATGGCTTATGTGATTGATGACCCACATGTTGTATTTCAAATGCAGGGTGACGAAGCCCTTAATACTACAGACCGTGGATTGAATGCGGGCGTAGTGCAGACGGCTGGTAGCACTGCAATTGGAAAATCGAAGAATGCACTTGATGCAAGTACACCAGCGACAACGCTGACGCTTCCGCTTCGGATCATCGACTATGTTGATGGACCGGACAGCAAGCAACCAGTCGGGACAACGGCAAGTGATACCTATCCCGATGTCGTGTGCGTCTTCAATTGGCCGTCTAGTGTGACGGTCTCTCCACATCAATATCGACGAGCCACTGGGCAATAGGAGAGACTAACTAATGGCTATATCACGCGCACAACTTCTCAAGGAACTGCTTCCTGGGCTTAATGCGCTCTTCGGGATGGAATATGCTCGCTACGATGCGGAGCATAGTGAAATCTACGAGCAAGAAAGTTCAGATCGGTCATTTGAAGAAGAAGTGAAGCTTTCGGGCTTCGACGCTGCCCCCGTCAAGGACGAGGGATCAGCGATTTCGTATGACGCTGCACAGGAGAGCTTCACCGCTCG